GCCGAGCCCGTCGATGGTGATCTTCTTGGCGTATCCGGCGTGCGGCTCGCCGGCCTGCGCGACCCATCCGAAGATCCGGCCGTCCTTGTAGTTGACGCCTGCGCCGCCTGGGGGGAGTTCTTCCTCGGTGGGCTCGCGGAACCATTCGGCGGGCATGGGGGGCAGGTCGCGCATGGCAGTCCACGCGGAGGCTTCCATGTTGTTCCTTTCGTCGCCGCCGGTGACTTCGTCTACGTGGGCGCGGATTGCTTCGAGGCGGGTGCGGACTTTGCCGAGCTGGTCTTGCGGGATGTTGGTGCCGCCGCGGGCTCCGTTGACGGCTGCGAGGGCGGCGGAGACGCCCTTGGGGATGATCGTGAGGGTGCCGTCGATGATGTCGGCGTAGCCGAGCTTCCGGCTGGCCTTGGTGGCGGGGTCGGCGCCGTCCACCCGATAGGCGAAAGCCTTGTCGAGCTTGGCGGTGTCGCCAGCCGCCCAGTCGAAGACGCGGCTTTCGGCGCCGGGCCCGTCCCAGGCGTGGTCTCGGGGCGCGACGGGGAGGTCTACGGTGCCGGTGATGGCGGCGGTGAGGTCGTCGGGCAGCCCGTCGACGGCGTCGTCGTCGATGCCGGGTTCGGCGGCGGCGGTGACGGTTTGTCCGCCGGGCACGGTGTACAGGTTTTTGGTGATCCTCATCAGCTCTCCTCGGCTCACTGCGCGGGCCAGGTAGCGGCGGACTGTCGCGATGGGCAGTTTGATCAGGCGTGCCACTTGTGCAGCGCTCATGGGTATGGCGGCTTTGCGGACGGCGCGGATGACTTGGGCGTAGCCGGTGCTGGCGGCGTCGGCGGTGAGTTCGGGTTCGGCGGCGGCGGTGAGGGGCTGGTCGAGGACGATGCGGGCGCCTTCGAACGCGGGGATGGGGACGAGGGAGGCGCCGCGGACCCGGGCGCGGGTGATGCGCATGAGCATTTGTCCGGCGCGCTGTTCGTCGACGACGACTGCACCGTCCGGGTAGGCGCTGTCGCCAGCGGCGGCAGTCACCTCGAACAGGTCGGCGGGCACCATGCCGTCCGGGCCGGCTTGCAGGGTGACGATCCGGGATTCGGACGCCACCCCGGACGCGGTGGTGACCGTGTCCGGTTCGGTTTCGCCGATCAGGTGCCATCCGCCGTCGGGGAGTGGCAGCAGTGACGCGGTCACGAATCGGGCCTGGTAGGTCTCTTGGTCGGCCACAAGTTCAAGATCGACGTCGTCGAGGTCGACGGATACGCCAAGGGGCGCGCCTTGGGAGAGGAGTTCCGCTGCCTCGAGCCCGGCGTCGGTGCCGAGGTATAGCACTCCGTCTGCGGCGATCCGGGCGCCTGTGCGGGCCATGTTGTGGATGGCTCCGGCGAGGGGTGCTTCGTCGGGGTTGCCGTTGCGGGTGTGTGCGTACTTCAGCGGCCATGGGCCGGATCCGTCCCAGTAGAGGGCGCCGGGGGTGAAGACGCGGTTGTCGCCGGTCTGCTGATCCTCGAACGCGAGGCCCGTGTTACCGGGGGTGGACCAGCCGATGGTGGCCGGCATGCTGTAGGGCTCTGCGCCGCTGTCGGTGGACTCGTCGAAGCTTTCGGTGCCGGCGCTCTCTCGGCCTGGCCATTTGCCGAGGGCTTCGTGGTGCAGGTTGGCGCACAGGCCTTCGGGGTCCTCGGGGAATTTTGGGCGCAGGGCGCGCACGCACCGGTCGAAGTCACCTGGCGTGCCCCAGCGGATTTTGGCGGCGCCCTCGCCGTGGATCCAGTACTCCTTGAGCTTCTCCGGCATCCGCGACTGGAGTTCTTCACTGCCGTTGGTCATGCTCGCGGTCCTGTCTGCTGCGGCCGTCCGCATGATGCAGCGGCAGTTGATCACCGTGTCTGGTGGGGCCGTCGGATCGCCCGGGTATTGCATGTTGATGTCGCCGACGACGAAAGGCTCGTCGAGGAGGCGAAGTTGCCCGTTGGCGTCCTTGTGGGTGGGGCGCACCCGGTCATCGCGGCGGGTGATCCACTGCTTGACCAGTGGCCGGTCCGGGCCGCTCAGTGCTTGGGCGGCCGCGAGCTGGGCTGCGTTCCAGGCGCGGGTTGCTTCCGTCGCGGCGATCATCTGGGAGCGGAACGGGCCCAGCGCGTACCCCGACTTGTCGAACGCTTTGAGTAGGCGCTGGCGCAGCGCTTCGACGTCCTCGCCGTCGTTCACGCCGTCCGCGAGAGTCCTGACCGCGATCTCCGCCAGCGTGTCTCCGACCGCGTTCAGAAGGTGCTCGGTCGTGGTGACGTAGTCGCCCAGCTGCTGCTCCCAGTCTTCGGGGAGCGGCTCGCCAAGGTCTTCCGCGACTGTCTCTGCGGAGCGCCGCCCGATTGTGCGGAGTCGTTCCATGATGCGGGGCACGCGGCGCTGCCACATGCCGCGGATCCGGGACACGCTGAACCGGGCTGCGGTGATCTCGTCCGCGTCGTGGAGGGCGGTGGCGAAGTCGTCTGCGACCAGCGCCAGCTGGGCGACTATGTCGTCTGCGAGGCCGTCTTCCAGTTCCTCCAGCAGGGCGTGCAGCTCGTCTTCGGTCATGCCGCGGCCTGGGGTGCGAGGCAGGTCTGTGTGAGGAGTCGGGGCACGTTGTCGAAGGTGTGGCGCTGCCCGGACACCAGCAGCGCCCGCACGTACACGTCCAGGGCGTCGGTCAGGGCGTGCGCGTCGATGTTGTAGCGGGCGGCCACGTCCGGGACACGGTTCCAGGCCCCGTCCAGCAGCCGCCACATGTCGATCGCTTCGGGACTGCCGATGGAGTAGGCGACGTGCACGTCGGCGGGGTCGAGTTCGCGGGCTGATGCGCGGGCGGGGCGTGGCACGGAGGAGGTGAGGCGCTGCTTGTAGCCGGCGGAGGTGAGGGCGGACCATACGAGTCCGTCGACGGCGGCGACGAGGGCGTCGTAGGTGCCGGTGTCGTATGCGGCGGTTACGGTGGTGTCGGCTCCGGGCTGCGTCTGTGGCGCGGTCTGGGTTTCGCTGACGGGCACCTTGCTTTCCTCCCTGATCGTCACGCGTTCCTGACTGCGGAGCGGGGTGGCGTCTTCCTGCGGTGTGGGCTTGTCGCTTTCGGCGAAGCCGAGTTCGCGGCGGGCGGCCTCGCCGGAGATCAGACCGTCCTTGAATGCCTCGAGGGATGCTGCAGCCTTGTTGGAGCTGGTGCGGAGGGCGGCCGTGTCGAACCAGACCAGCCACTGATCTGATTCGGTGTCCCCTTCGGCTTCGAGGACCGGCTGCAGCCACTCGGTGGTGAGGGCGTTGCACACGATCGACGCTGTGGGTTCGATGCCGGTGGAGATCGCCTCGGCGCTGATCTGCCAGGCGTTCCAGTGGTTGAGATCGCCCATGCCGAGGAGGTATTCGGCTGGGATGTTGACGCCGGCGGCGAAGCGGCGGATTGCTTCGTCGCGGAGGCGGAGCAGCATGTCGTCGAAGCCGGATTCGAACGACAGCCATTTGACGCCGTTGATGAGGTCGCCGGGGATCTCTAGCACGATCGGCACGGTGGCGGCCGCGGACTCGGGCTCTTTCACCGCGGTCGATGCGACCTCGATGAACGTGTCCAGCAGGCTGTCTTCGGCTTGGTCCTGGCCGGGTTGGGTGGGGAAGCGGGCTCCGGCGGGGACGAGGAGCACGCCGCGGCCGGTGATGCGGGAGCGGGCCACAGCGGCCACCGCAGCGTTGAGGAGGCGCAGCTCCTCGAGGACGGTGATGGATGGCCGGATCGGGGAGATCGCCTGCTGCTTGCGCCGCTTCGATGACCGCCACACGCGAATGTAGGCGGGCTCGTCCGGCGCGGGCGGGGCTTCGGGGTCGTATTCTGTGATGTCGATCTCTACGCCGTCGATGGTTGCTTTGAGGCGGCCGCGCTGCGGCTTGGCTTCCTCGACGGACAGGACTTCCCACCGGTCCCCGTTGAACGTGTCCGACTCGGCATCCGGGATGATGATCAGCCACGCTTCGCCGGTCACGGACAGGTTCCAGCCGAAGTCCGACATCATCTGCGACTGCCCATCCGGGCCACCGGCGAGCGCTGCGACAAGCTCGGCTTGGCGGCTGTCGTCGGGGGCGGGTTCGATCTCGCCGTCGGGGCCGCGCTTACCCGCGAACAGGGTGACCTGCGACATGGCGTTCGCCACCCAGTCGGCATACGCGCCGACCTCGGGCACTTCCTCGGCGAGGTCGAGGGCGAGCGGCTGCCAGCCGCTGCTGCCGCCGCCACCGCCTTTCTGTCCTTTGCGGGTGAGGATCCGGGTAGCTGCGGCCGTGATGGCCTGTATGGCGGTCACAGGTGATCGACCACCTTGTTGATGACCATCTGGGCGCCGGCGACAGCGAACACGTCGATGCCGAACAGCCAGATGCCGGGCCATGTGGCCGGGCTGGCCAGGATGTAGACGGCGGTGGCTGCGACGCTCGCCCAGAACCCGGTGCAGAAGATGCAGGAGACCAGGTCGCGGATGAGGGTGCGTGGCTTGCTCTTGAACTTTCGGGCGTGCCACAACTCGAGGCGTTCCCGGGGGCCGTCGAGGATCGAGTCGAACACCACAAGCTGGGTTCCTCGGGCCGCAGCGAAGCCGAGTACGGCGAGTTCCGGCAGGCTCAGCATGGGCGCCCCTTGCGACGGTCCGGCAGGTACGCGCCCATGATACGGACGATGTGTATAAGTCGTTCAGCGGAAGTGGACGCGACGGCCAACAGCGCCGGGTGATGTCCGGTCAACGGCTGATCCGCTGCCCCCACTTCGACCCGCCGGTCATGGACGCGCCGCCCTGGCCGCCGGCGCGGGCAGGATTGTGGGCGCGGGACGGGCGCACCAGATCGAGCGCGGCAACCATGTAGCGGAGCGCGTCCATGCCATGGTCGTTCTCCTTCAGCGGCTGCTCCTTCAAACCGCCTGCGTTACCGGGCTTCGTCGCCCACACATAGCCGTTGATCTCCTCGGCTGTGCACGTCGGCCTCTTCGCCTCGGCCAGGTCTTCGTCACGCTCGACGAGCGCGTCACGCATGATGAACAGGCGCGGCTTGCCGTCCCCCGCGGGGCGCAGTCGCGCCTGGACCGCCTGGATGCCGTCCGATACCGATTTCCTCGCGGCCGTTGTTGCGACGCCTAGGTGCTTCTCCAGCGTGGCGCGGTCTTCGGCGTCGTGGTCGCAGATCACCGCGACGGGCCACGGCTCCCCGCTCTCCTCCAGGATGCGGCGGATGTGCCGGGCATGATCCTCCATCAGCGTCCGGGTCCGGTAGATCTCCCGGGTCAGATACAGCCGGCCGTCGCCGTCCTGCGCCCAGAACTGCACAACTGTCGGATTTGTGAACCCCATGTCGACGCTTATCCATCGACTCCAGTCGGGTGGCGGGGTGAACGAGTCGATGAGGTGCAGCGCTTCCCTGTAGTCCTCGAACACAAGGCCCTCGGCGGCAGCCCAGATGCCGTCGCGGTAGCGGAGTCGGCGCACTCCGGTGAGCGCGTCGAGCTTCGCCATGTAGTCAGCGCCGTGCGGGGTCAACGTGCCATCCGCGTTGACGTACAGCGGGTTGTCGCTGTGCAGGGAGTGGATGAGGCGCATGCGGCCGTCGTCGCAACGGAGCTTCAGCCAGTGGCCTGGATGGTCTGGGTTGCAGGCTGCGACGACCTGCCGGTAGGTGTCCGCGTCACCCCGGAGGCGGGTGACGAGGGTCTCCAGCGCGGTCAGCGCGATCTGGTTCGCCTCGTCGATGTACACCCGTGAAAACTCGGTGCTCAGGAACTTCTCAGGCCGGTCGAGGCCGCCGACGAGGATCTCGGACCCATTCGCGTACCTGTAGGCCGCGGGCTGTCGTGCACTGCCCCCGAACCAGGTGACGGCGCCTTCGGCGAGCGCCTGCGGGATCACCTGCCTCTCGAAGGTCGTCAGCGTGGACCCTGTCAGACTCGCGTGAGTCTGCCTAACAATCAGAGAGCGGCAGTTGGGGACCATGAGGCTCGTCAGGTGCGCCTTGTACAGCATGGCCAGGCTCTTCCCGCTGCCTGCCGGGCCGCAGATCAACACTTCCGGGTCGCGCGTTGTGAGCAACTCCCGCGCGCCACCTCGGGGCTCGTACCGGACGGTTGTGATCGCTCCGGGCACGGTCACGCAATGTCCTTCGGGTCGAGTCCCACGATTTCGTACCGCACGCCGCCCGACAGGTCGACCTTCGTGACGGCCTCCACACCCAGGAGCTTCGACCTCTGCGCGATGCATTTGAGGACGATCTCGCTGGACTTCGGGTCGCCTTTCAGGGCTTTCGGCCAGTGGGCGGCCATGAGCCGGTCGAGGCGCGCTACCTCGGTCTCCCGCAACTCGTCGGCGGCTGCGCCGAGCTCGCGCTGATTCTTCTTCAGCGCTTCCGTCACCGCACCGCACGCGGACGCCGCCGAGGAGTAGCCGACCCGCTCGGCGATCTCATCCCACGGCAGGCCAGCAAGGCGCAGCGCGATGGCCTCCTTCCGTTTGCGGGCCGCCTCGGCCTGCTGCGACTTCGATGCGGGCATGATGGCTCCCGGTCGTTAGAGCGTCTTGTGGGTTAGGTGGTTCAAGCGTCGGCGGTGAAGTCGTGTTCCTCCCCGGTTGCGGCGAGGACGGGCCGGGTACCCGTGGCTTGCTGGTAGCGGCGACAGATGACGTCGCAGTACGCCGCTTCCATCTCCATCAGCAGCCCGACGCGCCCGGTGGTGTGGCAGGCGAGGAGTGTTGATCCGGAGCCGCCGAAGACGTCGAGGACGGTTTCGCGGGTGTGGTCGGGGTCGACGACGCTGAACGCCCACTCGGCGAGCGCGACGGGCTTCTGTGTGGGGTGGACGCGCTTGCCGCGTTCGCTGGCTCGCAGCATGCCGTTCCACATGTGGCGGAACAGGCGGACGGCGCCCGTGTGGTTGGTCCAAGCGAGTTCAGCGTCAGCGAAGTTCCCGGTGTTCTCCTTGTCCCATACCAGCCAGCAGGAGGAGTCCGGTAGATCTGCGGTGGATGCATAGTGGTTCCCGCCCCACCAGACGTGCCTTGAGTTTGGGTATTCGGTTATGAGGAGGCGGAAAGCGTCCGCTGCTACCTCGGTACTTTCGTCTCCGGCAATGGGGATGTACTCCGATGACGGAATGACCTTGACGGGCTTCGTACTCTTGGCAGCCACCTTCTTGCCTCCGAAGGGGGCGTCGTTACCTACCTTGCCCCCACTAACGATGGCGATGCCGTATGGCGGGTCGGTGTAGACGATGGTCGGCTGGTGTCCGTCGACGAGTGTGGCGAGGTCGTCGGGGTTGGTGGAGTCGCCGCACATGAGGCGGTGGGGGCCCAACTGCCAGATGTCGCCGGGTTTCGTGACCGGGTCGGGGGGTGGTTCGGGGGTGTTGTCGGGGTCGGTGAGTGCGGGTTCGGGTTCGGGGTAGTCGAGGAGGAAGTCGACGTCCTTCTGCGTCCAACCAGTCCCGTCCAGGTCGTCGAGGTAGGACAGCAGCTCGGCCAATGCGTCGTTGTCGTAGGACCCGATTTCTGCGCTTCGGTTGTCCACGAGATTCACGCGTCGGGCGGTGTCGTCGTCACAGAGGACGACTTCGCAGCGCGCGGCCTGGTGGCCTTCCGCGGCAAGCGCCTGGAGCGTGTGATTCCCCGCGAGGACGATGAGGGGCCCGTTGGGTATCTCGCGGACGACGAGGGACCGGTATTGGCCGTTGCGGCGGAGGGACGCTCGGATGGTGTCGACGTCGCCGCGTTTCGCGTTGCCGGGGAA